GCAGCTGCACTTGTAGCGAAGCCGACCCAAAAGGCAAGAGCAGCCATCGCCTTCGGTAGGTGATCACTTTCTATCTTTTGCCGTGGTGCTTGCTTTTGTTACCCGCTGGGTAGAGACTCCAGGTGATGCCTTTCTTCGGTAAAAAGATCACCGCGCCAGCGTATAACTCCGCCCCACTAGGAGCTGCTTCTGGCGCGTCGCAGATAGGCCAGTTTTATTCTTACACCGTAGGGGCGTTTGAAGAAGCTGCACTATCTGTACCCACCATCACTCGCGCGGTTTCGCTGCTGTCGACGGTGGTGGGAACCCTCGACATGAAGTCCTACGTCCTTCAATGGAACGGCGAGGAGTACGAAAAGATCTATGTGGAGGGCGAGTCATGGATGACACGGCCCGACCCTAAGGTCACTCGCAACTTCATCATGGCAAAAACGGCGAAAGACCTGATCCTATATGGAAGAGCGTTTTGGGCCGTGACCTCACGTTATAGCACAGGCTTTCCTGCTACTTTTCAATGGCTCCCAGCGAACCTCGTTCAAAGTCCTCAAAATCAGCCACCGGAATGGTTCGGCCCAGCCGACGAACTTGAGTTCAACGGTCTCCCACTCGACACGAGCAACGTGATCCAATTCCTTAACGGAAACCTCGGCGTCGTTTACTCGGGCCGTCGCGCCATACAGATCTCGCTCAAACTGGATCAGTCAGCAGAGCGGTTCGCCTCAAATGAAATCGCGGCAGGATATCTTCAGCAAAAAGGCGGAGAGCCTATGTCAGGCGAAGAGCTCGGAGAGATGGCTGCAGCCTGGGCCGCTAATCGTCGCTCCAATGCGATCGGCGCTCTCAATGAGTTTGTGACTTTCCAATCTTTTGACCAAGACCCGAGCAAACTACAGCTCGTAGAGGGACGCGAGTATCAGACAAAAGAACTGTCTCGCCTTATGGACATTCCTGCCTACTTGCTCGCCATTGACCAAAGCGGAATGACTTACTCGAATGCACAGCAGGCTCGCCAAGATCTAATATTGTTTGGAGCACGTCCCCTGCTTCATGCCATTGAGGAACGACTCAGTATGGACGACGTACTTCCGAGGGGACGCCATTGCCAATTCGATCTCGAAGAATACGTCGGTCTCTACGCGCCCGATATGCACGAGTCCGTGATGCAAGAGCCAGAAGTTAACCCACTCTCCGACACGAACAACCTGGAGTAATCATGATCCATTTTCACGCAGACATAGATCTCATTATCGCCGAGGCAGGCGACGACAACCGCCCAGCGCGTATCGCAGGCATAGCCGTCCCCTGGGACGTTGTTGCAACTGTCTCAGGAGGTCAGCGCGTCAAGTTTCTACGAGGCGCGTTTGACCTAAATCAGAAACCAGCAAAACTTCTAGAAAATCACGATATGAGCCAATTACGCGGAGTCGTTAACGCTCTCGCAGACTCCGACGCTGGGCTTGAGTTCGAAGCAACGCTGGCGGATACTCGCGCATCGAAGGACGCAGTCGCTCTCTTGAAGGCTGGCGCGTATGACTCGGTAAGCGTCGGCGCTAACCCTGTCTCATTTAAGTTTGATAAATCGGGCGTGATGGTTGTGTCTAAGGCGCAGCTAATCGAGCTCAGTTTGGTCGCCGTCCCCGCTTATGCGGAGGCGTTGATCACCGAAATCGCAGCCTCGGCCGATCCTGAGGAAAGCGAAATAGAAGAAGAAACCCTAGACACCCCTGAGGAGGAAAAAGTGTCAGAAGCAATCAAGGCCGAGTCAGCAGAGTCGGCAACAATCCCCACAAGTCCAATCGTTTACGCAACAGCGCGACAGAATTTCTCGTTGCCATCGGCAGCCGAATACATGGTCAAGTTTGTCGCTGGCGGTAGCGAATTCGCAGAGTTCAACTCTCGCATCCATGCAGCTGCACCGAACGTTGTAACGAACGACCTGCCAGGCATCCTGCCAGTTCCCATTGTCCAGCCCATCTACAACAATTTTGTAGCGAACTACAGGCCTCTCATTACGGCAATGGGCGTTCGCCAAATGCCACAGAGCGGAAAAGTTTTCATCCGTCCAAAAGTGACCACGAACACAACTATCGGTGCAAGCAACGGAGAACTCGTAGCACTTGATCAGGGAACTTTCGTAGTTGACGACATCCAAATCACTAAAGCGCTCTACGGCGGTTTTGTGAAACTGTCAGAAGAAAGCCTCGACATGACTTCACCTGAAGTACTCGGAGCATTGCTCGATGACATGGCACGCGTTTACGCAAACGCCACCGACATCGCAGCCTGCACCACCTTCGAAGCAGGCGTCACCCAGACTGAAGCTTTTGCAAATGCGGCCGACCCAGCCGACTGGGTGTCATTCATTTACAACTCAGCAGAGCAGATCTTGACAAACAGCAACGGCAACTTGCCTAACGTGCTTGTAATGTCACCATCTTTCTACGCCTACCTTGGAGCATTGACGGACGGATCAAACCGTCCACTCTTCCCCAACGTCGGGCCACAGAACGCGTTCGGCACAACTGCAGCAAGCAACTTCAACGGCAACGCTTTCGGCCTGAACCTTGTGGTAGATCGCAACATCAACAACCAGGTCTATGTCGGCGACTCGACTGGCTTCGAGTGCTGGGAACAGCAACGCGGAGCAGTATCGGTTGACCTCGCAGACGGCGCTCTCGGTCGCGTCATCAAGTTCCGCGGTTACTTCAGCGCGGTAATGATGGACGCCACCAAGTTCGTCAAGCGCGTTCCCTGATCCTTAGCCCCACTCGAGAAAGTTTGCACCATGGCAGTATTCGCAGTCACTCACCACCAGCGACTAAACGACTACGCCGTGGTGCAGACCCTCGAGGACACGGACATCGGCATCGGTCAAAGCATCATTCTTGCAGGCTTAGGCCACGGCTTGAACGGCACTCATACCGTCTATGCAGTCAACCCTTACTATTTTGAAGGCGTTGATGACGAAGGCGACCTGCTTTTCGACTACGACGTTTACATCGGTAACCAGATTATTTTCTACGATGCCGGTGACGATCTGGAACGTGGTGCAGCAATTCCTAACGGGACTTTGAATTGGACTCAGGTTGCGCAATGGATCGTCGCAGCCGACGTCCTCGCATGGCTCGGAATAAGTGTCGCTACCGCAAACGACACCGCTTTCGTAACTGCCTGCACGGAGGCCAGTTGCGCGTTCGCGTTTCGGCGACGTAAGGAAGCAGGTTATTTTGACTCGCTTACTACCGTCCCAGGCGCGGACGTCAAACTCGGGACAATCATGCTCGCTGGAGCTCTTTATCGAGAGCGCGGAAGCGTTGACTCGTTCGCCAGTTTTGAAGCAATGAACATCCCAGGCACAGTCGGCTCTATGGGACAGATCAACCGTCTCCTAGGCGTCAATCGGAGTCAAGTCGCATGAGTGCTAGTGGCATCTTCGCAAGCGCCCAGAGCACCCTTGTAGCGTCGCTCACAGGACTCGGACTAGCAGTAGTCACCGATGCGCGCAACGCTAGACCGATGACAGTCTTTGTCGAGCCACCTACCTTTACTTGTTTTAACAGCAACATCGCCGAAATTACTTTCGGAGTGAGGATCCTTGCAGCGCCCCCAGGAAACAGCGACGCTAGCGACTACCTCATCACCACAGCCGACACGATCATGAACAGCGCGATCTCCCTCATCTCGGGGAGTCCTTCTGTCACGACAATCGGATCACAAGATATCCCCTCATACGATCTAGTCGTTCGTGTGGGAACCTCAAGAAACCCATAGGAGAAATCATGGCAACTACAACTTATTTATCACAACCGGCAGAGCTAAAAATTGCAACCGTCGATCTGACTGACCAGGCCAGTTCGGTGAGCTTTACTCTCGGCAGTAACCCCCTTACTAGCACCGCCTTCGGAGATCTTGGGGAGCGTATGGTGCCTGGGTTGCAAACTGTCGAAGGGACAATCACCCTTTATGTTTCATACGGCGCTTCAGAAGTTGAAGGCGTCATTGCCGGACAGATCGGGCTTGGAACAACAACCATCGTCGTGAAAAAAGGCTCAGGCGCTATCGCAGCTGATAACCCAGAGTGGACGATCAGTAACACCATGATCGCGAACTACCCAATCACCTACACCGTCGGCGAGCTTCAAGTTATGGAGATCAGCTTC